CTGGAAGCCGAAGGCGGCGCGAGCTTGCGCGGTGCCGGATGGCGCCTTGTCGGTCTGCGCGGGGGCGGCAACTGGAACACGCCAGCCCGGCCTCGTGTCGACACTGCGCAGCTGCTGCGCGGTCAGAAGCTGCTCTGGGAGGCCGTATGAGCGACACCGGCGCTTCCTGGGGCATGTGCGAGGCCTACGGCTGCAAGCTGCTCGGCACCATCGGCCAGGGCGGCAAGTGGTTCTGCTTCTGCCACGCCGGCAGCGAGGGGCGCCGCGATGCCATCACCGCAGCGCTCTCCCAACACGAGTTCCTCGTCAACGCCACGCTCGACGTGCGCCGGTACTACGGCACGCCCGACTGGCAGACCGTCTATCGCGGCGTGCACAAGCTGCTCACCGACAACGGCCGGCCCGACCTGCTGCCCTCGAAGGCGGACAGCGGCGTGCGTCGCTGGCTGGCGCGCCTCGGATCCGCTCTCGTCACGCTGACCCGCGAGGCCGGCAAGCAACAACCCCTTACCCCCACAGGAACCGTCACGGGCCCGACCAGCGCGCCCGTGCACTTTGCGGAGACCGACGCATGACAGCCCACCTAGCACCGGCCGCCTGGCCGTTCCCGAGCGAGCGCAAACGCGCCGAGATGCAGGCACTCGATGCGCAGCTTGCGGACACCAAGAGCGGTATCCCGCCGTTTCCTTTCGCCGCCGAGTGCGAAGCCTGGAAGCGCAAGCAGGCGGAAAAGGCGACCTTGCGCAAAAACGCAAACTCGCAGTTTGCCGAGCCCGCAGAACTGGGTACGCCCGAGCCCGCAAAGCCAGCACTGACGCCGGTCAACATCAACATCCTGGCGCTCGACCTCGCCACGCAATCAGGCTGGGCCGTGATGACGCGCGACGGCACGTTTCGCAGCGGGTCGGTGCGCTTCGATTCGAACCGCCTGGGCGGCAAAGGCCATCGCTGGCTGGCCTTCCGCAAGTGGCTGATGGACACCGCGACCGAGTGTGGCGGCATCCACGCTGTGTACTTCGAGGATGTGAAACAGCCCTTTGCCTCGAACCTTGCGGCGCGGGCGTACTGCGGTTTCCTGGCCATCGTCGAAGCCTGGGCGGCGATCAACAACATCCCGCTGCATGGCGTCGGCGTGGGCACCGTCAAGAAGGCGTGGACCGGGAAAGGCAACGCGTCGAAGTCCGAGATGGTTGCGGCGGCGCGTCAGCGCGGCATCAAGGTCGTCGACGACAACGAGGCCGATGCGGTGGCGATCCTGTCGCTGGCGCTGCAACAGGAGGCCTGACATGCGACCGCACATCTACCTGCTGCGGGGTCGTTGGACCTGCGCTATGCAGTCAGGCCGCTGGGCCATCTGGCCTTATGGCAAGGGAGACACGCCGCGCGCTGCTTTCCTTGACTGGTTGCGTTTGTACGAAGCGGTCAAGGTCATGGCCATGACCGGATTCGTGGGGAGCCCGTGACCATGCGCAACGAACTGCCCATCTACGGCAACTACCGAATCATCACCTTCCACACCCGCGTCGCTTGGTGGGTCACGCCGTACCTCAAGGGCGTGGCGTGGGTTGCGCGCGTCACCGGCGTGCATCCCGACATTCGCAAGGTAACGCGCACCGTTATGCGCGGCATTCATCCCACCACGGTGGCGCAGCCGCGCCGCTGAGCACCACCACACCAACCCACAGGAGAAACCTGCCATGAGCAAGAAACACCACCAACGCAGCCGTGCCCAAAAGCTGGCACGCCGGACCAACGCCACGGGCGGCCGATACGCCGTCAGCGCGGCCACGCGCCGTGCCATGCGGTCGAAGTACATGCCGCACGACGGTGGCGGCGGCTACGTCCTGACCCGCCGCTGATCCATCACCGCCGCACCACCGAAATAACGGTAAAGGAAACGGAAATGAGCAACGTAGCAACGCGATTCTCGGCTGACCGCCAACCCACCCGCCGCCGCGGCAAAGAGATGCGGACCAAGATCCTGGAGGCGATCAAGGAAGAGACGAAGCTGAACGAGAAGGGCTTCTACAAAACTGTCGCGAAGAAGGCCATCTCGGACGGCGACACGATGATGATGAAGGAACTGCTCACCCGGGTAGCGCCGGCCGCCAAGCCTGTTGCGCCCGCCGTGCAGTTCGACTTTCCGGAAAACGGCACGCCGGTCGAGCAGGTCGACGCTGTGCTGCGCGCAGTCGCCTCGGGCAAGGTCTCGCCTGACGTGGGCCAGCAGCTCGTCGCGATGATTCGCGGCAAGCTCGACGTGCTGGAGATCAGCGAGCTGGCCGATCGTCTGGCGGCCATTGAAGCGCAGCTCGACGAGGGCAAATGAGTCGACGCCGGATCTCGCGGGGGGCGATCACCCGGGTCGAACGCTACTTCAAGGGCATCTCCACCAAGGCAGAGCCTGCGGTGTTCGGCATCTGCAACCTGCAGCGCGAGGTCGTCAAGCGCGTCGACATCGATGGGAATGAGACGGACGCCGAGCCGACCGTGCTCATTCCAGCCAAGCTGGAACGCCTCATCTACCCCAAGCGGCTGAAAATCGTCTACGGCGGCCGGGGCTCCGCCAAGACGCGCACCGTTGTTTCCATCCTGACCGCCCAGGCATCGGCGCGCCGGGAGCGCGTTTTGTGCCTTCGCGAGATCCAGGCGTCGATCGAGGAATCCAGCCTGGCCGAGCTGTCTGAGGAGATCGAACGCCGCGAGCTGTCCGATTCGTTCGTCGTGGGTCGCAAGTCGATCCGCGTGCCGGCCACGCGCAGCAGCTTCTCGTTTCGCGGCCTGTATCGCAACGTGACCGGCATCAAGGGCTTCGCCCGCAGCACCAAAGCGTGGGTGGACGAGGCAGAAGGCGTCTCGCGTGATTCCTGGAATGTGCTGCTGCCGACCATCCGTGAGCCGGGTTCCGAAATCTGGGTGACGTTCAACCCGAACCGGCACACAGACCCGACGTGGGTCGATCTCATCGGGCCATACGAGAGTCTGCTCGATGCCGACGGCTGCTACGAGGATGACGACGTGCTCATCATCCGCGCCAACTACACCGACAACCCGTGGTTCACCGAGGAGCTGGAGCTGGAGCGCGCCAAGATGGAGCGCACCGATAAAGACCGTTACAACTGGATTTGGCTCGGCAAGTTCAATAAGCGCTCGGATGAACTCATCTTTGCCGGGAAATGGCGCACCGAAGAATTCGAAACACCGGCGAATGCCCGGTTCTTCTTTGGCGCCGACTGGGGTTTTGCAAAAGACCCGACCACGCTCAATCGGTCATTCGTCAAAGCCAACACGCTTTATGTCGACTATGAGGCCCACGGCGAAAAGGTCGATCTCGATGAAATCTGGAAACTGTTCGCCGGAAAGGAGGGGATGCGCGAGGAGCAGAAGCTGAAATGGCGCATGGTCGATGAGGCGAAGTACAAGGGCATTCCGGGTGCCCGCCGCTGGAAGATCAAGGCCGACTGCGCACGGCCCGAGACGATCAGCCTTGTCGCCAAGCAGGGATTCAACATCGAGGCCGCGAAGAAGTGGGGCGGCTCTGTAGAGGATGGAATCACGTTTTTACGCGGTTTTGACGCGATTATTATTCATCCACGGTGCGTTAAAACCATTGAAGAGTTTGAGCGCTATTCATACAAGGTCGATAAAACAACAGGTGAGGTTCTGCCTATAATCGTCGACGCATGGAACCACCACATTGACGGAATTCGCTATTCGATGGACGGCTATATCCGTGGACGTGGTAAAGGCCTGAATATTTCGGATGACGCATTGCGCGCTGTAATGGGGTCTTAATTCCATTCTTTTGCGTGATTTAAACCACTTTACGGAGTATCAGAAATGCGCACGCTCTCGCTGCTCGCCGCCGTCATTGGCTTGTCCCTCACCACGTTCCGCATGGCTGACGACGCCCCGTCGGCTGCCCCTGCCGATGCCCAGGCGCCTGCCGACACCACTCCGACCACCGACACCACCGCCGACGCTGCTGCCGCTGCGCCGGTGGAATCGGGGGAGTCCGTGGCCGCTGCATCCAGTGCGGCCGATACCCCCGCAAGCGACACTGCCTCGTCTGCGACGACTGCCTCGACCGACGCCGGCACCGCGGCCACCGATGACCCGGCGCCGTCCGTGCTGCTCGATGTGGAAGACCATGCAGAGGCGCGCGACCGCTTCGCCGGGCTGATGGCCAAGCTGCACGCCTTCGAGCACGAGGCTGTCGAAGATCTGAAGGCCGATCTGCACGCCATCGGCATCCTGCTGCACCTGCATTCGGCGGCCTCGACGACCGCTGACGCCACCGGCGACTACAAGCCGGCCGACCTGTCGTAATCACCCCCGGCATGCCATGCTCGATCGAATCCGTTCTCTCGTCAGCGGCGTGCCGCTCGTTTCCCCTGGTGCT